TTTAGTACAATAATCTACATATAAATCTACAAAATCAGATAAACTATCGTGTGTGACTTTTTCTTCTAGTTCATAAGAATGTTTTTCATCTTCTTGTATCTCTTCTACAGGAACAGCATCTATTCTCTTTTTATATATTTTTTGATTTGATAATATTAAATAACGTTTTGCTATAGTCCCAAAATAAGAATATGCTTTAGCTCCTTTAGAAGGATCAAACAAATGTATCTTAGACAAAAGAAATATTATTACTTCATGTTGCAAATCTTCAATATTCTCAACTTCAGTATAATAAAATTTAAAAGTATGTACGATATTCTCTGTTAACTTAAAAAAAGCAGGATGAATCTCAGATTCATATATTTTACTCTTAATTGAGAAATCAATCTCATTATTATATCGTACAATAGCGTCTTCTGTTTTTTGAGTAAAATATACAGCCATTACAGATTTTTTACATTAAATGAATTAAGAATAGTCTGAATGTTTTTAACACTTTCAAAGAAAAAGCCAATTTCATCGTCTGCTTTGAAAGAACCTCGATGATCTATTTCTTGTAATTTTTTATCTGATTCATCTATAATTTTAGAAATTTTATTTAGATAAACCATATACCCTGTAAGGATATCTTCTTGTTTTTCATTTTTATGTAAAAGGTTAAAGGTCGTGTATCCAAGGATCACGACCATTAACGCTAAAATTATTGTTAATACTATCATATATTGTCTAATAGATTTTTTAATTTTTCACTTTTTATGGTACTTAATGCTTTTTGTTGCTTGTTTAGATTTGGTTTAGCATTAGTATCTAGGGTAAAACTCTTTTTTGGAGCCTCCACGGAATTTTTAAATTTTGGCAACCACTCTCTTTCAAACTCAATTCTTGCTGCCATTAAATCTGCTTGATGCAATATAAATGGAAGACAAGCACGTGGCTTCTGCTCAGGCATATAAGTCATAAGATATTTTTTATTACCTTCATCGTATAAGCCATCGTGAGTTTGAATAGCTATCATCTCATTAAATGAATATTGGATACCATGAGATTGAAGTAAATATAAACCGCGATCAGGAACTGAAGCAAATGCTACTTTGTTGTTAAACATATAATCTTCGCCTAATTTATCTCTGCGCCATTGATCTGTTTGAGGGATATAGGATTCGTTTGTTTCATCTCCCATTTTACCTAAATCGTGATTAATAGCAGAAAATACAAGTTCTTCAACTGTGTATGTATTTAAATCTGCCCCCATTTCACCCCATAAATTATTAAGTTTAAGAGCACAATCTACAACGCGATTAACGTGTTCAATATAACCTCCTGGAAAAGCATTGTGGTATTCTTTTTTATGGGCGGCTGGCATTAGAATTAAACGATCTTTATATTGTTCGTAAAATTCTAATAGTTTTTCTTTACGAGGGGATGATATCCAAGTATTAATATGTTGGATAAAATATTCCCAATTTTCTTGGATTTGTTCTGCAGTAAGTTTCATAACTATTAAAATGGATTTATTTCATTTGGGCCTAATGGTTCTTGTTGTATAAAAGATTTAGCATCTTGAATAACCTCTTGTGTGTCTTTAAGAATAGCTTCAAATTCTTCTCTAGAACCTGCTCGTTGGAGTACTAAAAATAGTTTAGAGATATTACCCTCTGCTTTCTCTAGTCTTCTCATTATGATGTTTCGATTTTTCATAAGTTAGTGTTTTTTATGTTTCTAATATATTGAGAGAATATATTAATACCAAATTTACTTTGTTTCTTCTAATAGGATTTTTTTAATATTAAAAATATGAGCACATTTTTCATATTCTTCTGTAGATTCAAAATATGATAAAGCTAGGCTAATTGCACTCATTAAATCAACACTATAATTATTCTCTACTATTTGACAATGAGTTTGATTTTTAATATCAATTTTATTTAAATAAAAATAAGCTCTATTAAAAATAACCAAATCTCCTATAGCCCCAATATCTTCAGGATTCATGTCTGGGTCTAATTTAGATAGAAATGAAATATTTTTTAATTTGAAAGTTTTATGGTTAAGGATTAGTTTCTTAAACATCCTTATCAAATACAATGGATGCTCTGAAAAGTCGATAGCTACTATGTTATCGTCTTTACTTGCAAAAGCACCAAATATTTTATTTATATCCATTTACATATACATATATGCAATATAAGGAAATTAACCTTTATTAATATTTCCCAAAGCCTTATCAATCCTAGAGTCTACTTTTCTAGACACCTCAGAAATAAGTTTTTCAGTATGTTTGATATGGGATTGGAAATCTTGCTTAGTAGAAGTATTGTCTTTTTCTATTTGTTCTAATTTAGACATAGTTCTATTAAGAAAAAAGACTGTAATAACAGCAAATACAATCATAATACCTAATACAAAAGTTGTAATAGGGTGTGGAAGCGCGGTGATAACTATTTCATTCATAACATTGGTTTTTTAAAAGTTTAGTAGAAAGGGAGAAATCGAATCTCCTTCCAACCCGGTTGTTGTCTTTCTATTTGGTTAGCGGTATAGGATTCGAACCTACATATCACGAGTCGGGATCGTGCGTCCTGCCGTTAGACGAACCGCCAATAATTCCGGCATTAAACATCAATAATCTTGGCAGTTAGGCATAGTTACCTTTTTCTTCCAGTCCACAAACTGTGTTCCCGACACACTTTGTTTATAGTAGAAGATATAGAGCCACTCCGATAACTCTACATCAAATTTTTGGTACTTAATATTATATACTCTACACAACCCCGACGGTTTTCGGCCATTGCAAAATACACAACACTAAGCCAACTATTTTCCTACCAAAACAGACTTGATGTCCATTATAAATATGTCAAAGAACAATTTATATAATAATGATAATAAATAATCTTGAAAAAGCCAAACTATTTTTAAAAAATAAGTAGGGGAAGCGGGACTCGAACCCACAACCTCGTGCTCCCAAAGCACGTAATCTAACCAATTGATATATTCCCCTATGTTTCCCCACCTGAGATTCCGATGAGTAAATTGTTTCCGGTTTTCCTTTCAAACCCTGGGGAGTCTTACCTCCTTGAAAAAGTCAACATTACGATGGAGGAGATTGTCATCATCCTTTAATCCAAAGATACCCCACTCGCGCCGTAGGTATTCTGCGAGTCCATTGTTTAAGTCTTGGACTAAAGACTCTGAGTATCTCTTACTCATTGCGGTTCGTATGGGAATCGAACCCATGACCTTCGCAGTGACAGTGCGATATTGTACCCAACTCTACTAACGAACCATTGAGCGATAAGTAGGACTCGAACCTACAACCCCCGACTTGGAAGGACGATGCTCTACCATTTGAGCTATTATCGCAAAATAGGAATGAAGGTCCTTCCATGCGCGTTAACATGGTCAAGAAGTAACCGATGGTTTGTTCCCCATCGCCTGATGCCGTGCACAGCAGAGCAGGGTCTCCTACATAGCATTCCGGGGCATGGTTACTCTCAGTAAAGGTTGCGATCCTGTGAGAGCCGGAATCCCTTTCAACGGTGCTAATCCGTCCTATGTAAGGCTTCATTCCTTGGAGCGGCAAACTGGATTCGAACCAGCGACCCTAACCTTGGCAAGGTTATGCTCTACCAACTGAGCTACTACCGCAAATGAGCTTCTTATCGGATTCGAACCAATGACCATCCGCTTACAAGGCGGGAGCTCTACCAACTGAGCTAAAGAAGCATTTTGTGGACCGTACCGGAGTCGAACCGATGACCTTCTGAATGCAAATCAGACGTTCTAGCCAACTGAACTAACAGCCCGTTTGTAGCGGGGGTGGGATTCGAACCCACAACCCCTGGCTTATGAGGCCAGTGAACAGCCTTTGCTCTTCCCCGCAATAGATTTGTACTCCGTACGGGACTCGAACCCGTAAGCTCTCCCGTGAAAGGGGAGTGTCCTGAACCAATTAGACGAACGGAGCATATTGGTTGCGTCCTGAGTAGGGGTCGAACCTACGACCTAGCGGTTAACAGCCGCTTGCTCTACCACTGAGCTATCAAGACAATTTGTACCGAAGGCGAGACTTGAACTCGCACTGCTGATATAGCGCTGGTTTCTAAAACCAGTGTGACTACCAATTCCACCACTTCGGCGCAATGTTTGTAAATATACAAAATATTTTTTAATTCTCCAAATTTATTTTTTGCGGAAGATATTGGATTCGAACCAATGAGCCGGTTTCCCGACCAACACCTTAGCAGGGTGCCGCTATAGACCTCTCAGCCAATCTTCCTTTGGGTGATTAATGGGAATCGAACCCATGACCTACTGAACCACAATCAGTTGCTCTAACCATCTGAGCTACAACCACCATAAATACTTTATCTACAATGATAATCTGCTGCACGAGTTGCAATTTGAATATCAGGTTTAACATTTACTTTATATCCCAATGATAAGGCCCAACCACGAGTTGCTCCTATAAGTTTATTGCTAGGTGCAATTTCGTCTTGGTTATAATCCATATCAATTTCAACATTTATGTTGATTTGTTGGGTAAACCATTCTGCCACTTCCAATGTACGAACACATTCATTAAATAATCTTGTGAACATATCACGTACTAGTGGAACTTTTTCTTTTGTATAAATGTAATGAACACCCCTAATGCCAAAACGATATGCTATTACAGTTACATATGATGTTTCTAACCCTATATTTTGAGAATCAGTACCAATATGAACCTTTAAATTAGGATACCTTTTCATTATTTCTAAAGTATGCTCAACAACATCTACTACTCTGTTGTCTACTGATTTGAACCTTTTCATTTTATTAAATTTTAGTAGCGAAAAGCAGAATCGAACTGCTAACCTCAGGGATATGAATCCTGCGCTCTAACCAATTGAGCTATTTCGCCGGGTTGCATAGGTGT